GGTGGGCCCGCAGGGAGCTGGCGGCGAAGTTGTTGGTGCTGCCAAAGGCGTGGGTCATCTGCTCCAGGTGGAGCAGCAGGGTGCCGTCCTTGCGGTGCTCCAGCACCAGGCAGGGCTCCCCGTGGTAATCAATGACCTTGCCGGGGGCGATGTTCTGAACAGCGGTTTTCATTGGTGATGTCCTCCTCAGTCTTTCTTTTCACGGCGGATGAGCTGGTTGTTTTCGTAGATGGGGCCGGAGCCGGTCCAGATGTACTCACATTCCGGGCCAATGAGGGTGCCGGTCAGCTTGTGGGTGGCGGCGTCCACATCCTCAGCCCAAACCTCAAGTTTGAGCTTTTCGCCGGTGGACTTGTGCCGCACGCCGATGCTATACTTGTACTCGTACATGCCTGGCCCTCCTCACTGGTCGGTTTCGTCCTCATCATCGTCCCCGGAGATGTCAATGAGGTTTTCCGCCTGGACGATGATTTCAGACACAATTTGACGGATGGGCAGGCCGGTCTTGAAACGGAGCCGCCGGACCACTTTCTCCGCCTCCGGGGTGAGCCGGACGGTGCCGATGCACTCATCGGTGCTGGTCCGGGTCCTCAAAATAATGGGTTTCATGGATGGTTTCCTCCTTTGTAGCCATAAAAGGTGATGATGCGGGTGTGCCTCAGCAACGGCTCTGCTTTCCCCTCCGCTCAAGCTCCTGCTGCATCCTGAGCTGGGCAAGGGTGGCATCATACTGTAATCGCTGGTCGGGCAGGCGTTTCCCGGAGCGCCCCCGGCGCAGTTCGGTGTAGAGCGTGGACAGGGGCACCTCCAGGGTGGCCGCCAGGTCCTTGACCGCCATGCCCTGCTCCCAAAGCTCCTGGAGGTTTTGCCGGGCCTGGAGAGTGGCGAAAGCGTAGCTTGCCATGTTTTCACCTCTTTTCTGGCATAAAAAAAATTAGTCTGCTGGGTGCCAGATTTTACAATCTGGACCCTGCAAACTAATTATCGCGGTTACCACGCTAAAAGTCAAGAGAAATTTGCATAAGTCAAGAAAAAACGGCAATCAGCACAAATAAAAAGCGCCCTTATTGGGCAATTTCACAACAAAACAACATGGCAAGCCAGCCGGATGGGGTCAAGCCCATTCGGCTGGCTTGCTTTATGCGCCGTCAAGCGGACAGGAGCTCTTTCTCAAAGAGCATGGCCGCCGATTTCCACCCCAGCAGCTTGCGGGGGTAGTTGTTCACCCACCTTTCTGCCGCCCTCACCTCCTCCGGCTTTACGGTGTCAAAGCTGGTGCCCTTGGGGAAAAACCGTCTAATCAGTCTGTTCATGTTCTCATTGGACCCCCGCTCAAAGGCGCTGTATGGGTGGCAGAAAAACACAATGGTCCGCTTGCCCTTGCGCCGGTGGGCGGCCTCGATGCCCTCGAAGTCTTGAAACTCACAGCCGTTGTCCACCGTGATGCTCTTGAACAGTTTATAGAACAGCTTGCCAAAACGGCGCTCCAGGTTGTTGATGGCCTTGACCACGCTGGCCGCCGTGTGGTCCTCCAGGAGCATCACAATGCCCATGCGGGTCCGGCGTTCAGTGAGGACCAGCAGGGCTTTTTTGGAGCCCTTGCACCCCATGATGCTGTCCATTTCCCAATGGCCAAAACTGCCCCGGTGCTTGACCTCATCGGGCCGCTTTTCAATGCTCTTGCCACGGGAGGCACGGGAGGCCTCTTTTTTGCTCTTGGCGGCGTAGTGACGGCGGCCCTTGTTGTGCAGGTGCTCCGGGGTGAGGTGGAGGAACACATCCCCACGGTAGATGTAATTATAGAGCGTGTTCTCACATATCACGGTGTCATAGACTTCCCCGTTGTTTCGGATTTCCGCAAGAGCGGCTCCCGGGGCAAAGCCCTGGACCATGATGAGCTCCTCCAGCCGCCGGACCAGTGCATGGTCATGGCCTATTTTGAGCTCCCTGCCCTTTTCTTTGAGGAAAGCCTTATATTTGCGGTGCGCCACGTCCGCACAGTAGACCTCAACAAACTCATATTCGGAGGTCCGCTGGACACAGAGGCCCCGGTTGATTTCATAGTAGATGGACCGCTCACACTTGCCCAGGGCGCTGGCAATGGCGGTTTTGGTAAATCCCTTTTTGAGCATCCGCTCCAGGGTCAGGCGGTCATTCCGGGAAAAATGTGTTGCGTTCTTGTGGTTCATGCTGCACCTCCAGAAATAAGAAAAGCGGGGCTTTCCGCCCCGCTCCGATCTGCCGTTTATGCCGCCGTGTACTGCTCCAGCAGCTTGACCGTTTCCTCATCCGTCAAGATGTCCCCCAGCTTGCAGTCAAGGGCAAGACAGAGTTTCAAGAGCGTGGCCAGCTTGGCTCCGTTGAGGTCCTTGGCCCCCTGCTCATAGCATTGGAGCGTCCGCACATTTAGGCCGGTAGCGCTGGCCAGTTGGGATTGAGAGAGCCCGGCGTCCAGGCGGGCATTTTGCAGTTTGCTGTTTTTCTTGGTGTCCATCACTCTCACCTCCGTTGTGCTCTCATTATACTACTTTAGTTGTATAGTGTCAAGAAAAAATTTGAGGCCCGGATTATTCCGGGCCCCTGTTTATTCATCGGCCTTGTGCTGCCTCAGCCGGTCTGCCAGCTCCGCAAGGATGGCCACATCCCGCTCATCCAGGCCGGTCACATTCACGGTGTTCAAGGGCTTCACGCCCAGCAGGTAGTCCGTGGACACAGAGAACAGCCGGGCCAGGTCCACCAGGGATGCTGGGGACGGCGTAGAAAGTCCCTGCTCCCAGGAGTTGACGCCGTTCCTGGTTATACTCAGCCGCCGGGCAAGGTCTGCTTGGGTCCAGCCCCGTGCCTGCCGGAGTTCTTTTATTCGTTCTGCTATCACCAGCATCACCTCCACAATGTAAATTATAGTGTGCCCGTTTGACTTGTCATTGTCGCTTTAGGCTCCAATACTTGACACAGTGGCGGTGAAACCGTACAATGGAAGTGCAAAGGAGGCGGTGTCCATGGGCATTTTGAAACGGCTGGGCTTGTCACGCCCTGCCGCCGGTCCCGCTCCAGTTCGGCGGCCCTTGTATGTGAAATACTCAACGGCCTCATCTGAAAAATACGCTATCACCCCAGATGAGGAGTGTTTCTTTTGGGCTTTTGAAGATGCCTTAATGGGGCAGGGCTTGAGCACTTATATGTCACTCACCCGCATGGCAAACGGTGCAATATCTGTTTCCACAAGTTCTGCCTACATTGGAAAAATCAGATTGCAAGGCCGGAAAACCTGGATGCAGTACATGACCAGTCTTTACAACGCAGAGGTGGCGGAAAACCTCCCGCTTGAGGAATACATCCAGCTCCTCAAGTATTGGGTGCGGACCGTCAAAACAGGAGGATGGTGTTAAGATGTTTGGCAGAAAGAAAAAGGACCTCCCGGTGGAGGCCCGCATGATGCACTATGAGGGTTTGCCCGGTTTCCCCCAGGATGGCCCCTGTTTCATGGAGCAGACGGAGGCGGGGCTGGTGTTCCGGCAGGCAAACGGACCAGCGGCCACCCTCCCGCTGGAAAAGGTGACAGGCCTGGAGATGATGCCGGAGCGCAATTTCATGGCCCGGTATCACGGCACGGCGGCCACCACGGCCCATGGCAAGGCGGTCAAGTGGTTTGCCGTGTTCCACTACTCTGCCCAGGATGGGGAGCGGATGCTGGCCTTTTGGTGGGTCGATACAAAAACAGGAGCCGTCATACAAAAACTTGCCGTGCAGATCAGAGCGAAAGCGCAGGATTACACTTTGTAAAGGCATAAAAAAAAGAGCCGGAGAGGATAAAAACCTCTCCGGCTCTTTGCTTAGACTTTGAAAACCTCTTTCAATTTCTTTTCCAGCTCTTTCTCAATGATGGCAGGGGCCCGGCTTTCAAGTTGGCTTTCCGCAAGGGTCAAAAAATACTGTCCCGCCACCCAGCCTTTTCCTCCGGGAGTTCTATGCCCAAACTCCACATAGCTGGCATAGTGGACGGGGTTGATGACCTCAATGTAAAAGGTCCGCCCCCGTTTGAAAACCGGCAGGGCATTGACATAGGACGCCACCTTGTTTCTGCCGTCACCGCTACCACCGGCGGCCTCCTGCTCGGTTTTGGCTGTCCAGCCCCGGCGCAAGGTGCCGCCTTTTTTGCCGGTGCTCTTTGGGTACTGCCCCACCGGCGTGACAGGGATGACCAGTTGCAGCAACCGGGCGGCCAGTCCTTTGGACACATCCTCACAGAATTTGTCCATGTCTATTTCCTGGAGCCTTTGCAGGTTGTCCCGCAGCTTTTGGAGCTGCTTATAGTCAACACTCCCCCACCGCATGATTTACTCCTCTTTTCCCTGGTCAAGCTGGGCAATAGCCTCTTTCAGTTTATCAAAGCCAAACATTGCGGCGTATGCCACGAAAAAGCCCAGGACCACAGCGCCCACCACCGTGTACCAGACGATGGCCACGCCCTTGATTTCACAGTAGGCGAAAAAGGCCGCCAGGGTGAGGGCCATGGCGATGAGCACCGCCAGGATGTTGGTGGGCAGCTTGTCCCAGGTGAGCTTTTTGAGCACCTGCACCACAATGTTGGTGACAATCACCAGGACGCCCACGATGCTGAGAATGACGGACCAGTCAAAAATGCTTTCCATGATTTTATCCTCCCTTTTCTATGTTACCCCACCAGGGTGAGGTCCTTGCTATTGACGGCGGCGGTCACCACGCCATTCTGGCCGATGACCACCCGGTCACCATCCACCTGGATGACGGTGTAGGTGTTGGTGTAGACGAAAGAGGCCAGGCCGCCGCCGGTGTAGGTCTTGGCCCCCTTGTTGACCTTGACCTTGGAGCCCACGGTGATGCCGCCCTCCACCTGGATGTCAGCGGCGTCCACCCAGCCGTAGACGGTGGAGCCGCCGCCGGGCACCTTGATGAGGTGGTAGGGGTGCTTGGCGTTCCCGGCCATGGCGGTGACCTTGGCCTTGCCAGGCTTGCAGGCGGAGCCGTTGAGGGCGTTGGAGCTCACATAATGCTTGTTGCCGGTAAAGGTCACGGTGTCGCCCACACAGGCCCCCACGGTGCCCTCAGAGGGCTTGCTGGGCTGGGTGGTGCCCTGGGACCCGCCGCCGGTAGAGGCCCCGGTGTAGTCCACATAGGGCAGCTTGCCGTGCTTGGTCCACCGGCGGGTGTTGTAG